CCTGACTAGGGTTTTTGCATATCAAAAAAACACCTATAATTCAATAGGCGTCAAATACATTTGGTTTAAATTTGGGGCAAAATAGCTTAAAACCGCATGGTTAAAGGCTTAAAAATGTCCCCTGCCAACGAAAAGATATAAAATATAAGAATAAATGAAAACTATAAAGACTTGATTTTACTAGGTTTTTATAGTTTTTATTTTTATTTATTTTCGTAGTTTTTTGAAAAAGGTGGACAGAAAAGTGGACAAAAAAAGAACTGCCGAAACAGTCCTTGACCAAATATGAAAAACCACTAGAAAGGGGCTAATATGCAAGTTCTAAGTGAAGAATACCAACCCTTTTATAGTATTATACCACAATCAGAATTTATAACAATTAAAAAACCGCCCATAAAAGGGGCGGCGTCTACCTATGAAGGCTATTCTCAAAACCAATATTATTATAACACAAAAAAAGCCCCAGCACAATGCTGAGGCTTCGACCACTACCGCCATGATATCCCTATTGCAGTGTGAGGGGAGGTGATATACTCCTTTTCATTTTTTAGTTTTCGTGGTCTATTTTCCAGTTTGGCCTTGTGTAGCTTGTGCACGTTCTTCAATAGCCTTAACTACTGAGGCGCTAGCTTCATTGATTGCCTTAGAAACCGCTTCGGCGTCGTTTGATTGACTGTATAGGAAACGCTCAAAGTCTGCATCATCCAATTGCAAACGTTTAGCTCCGGTCGCTTCGAGGGCGTCCACTGTACCCATTGAGCCAATACCAAACACACGACCGTTAACAACTGCTACCCAGCCTTGATTCCCACTGTCACTTCGTACTACAAAATTCATAATATCTTCTTCCTTTTTCTTATTTACTAAACTATCACCGTCATTGATGATAACAACATTCTTATCCAATCCACCAGCTAAGCCGGTTGATGTAAACTGCCACCAGCGTGTATGTTCCATATTTGGATACATACCCCAATATGGCTCTGGGCGTACCTCATAATCTGGGTACGCTGCAATCCATAGGCTATTTGGATAGCGTGCAGTGATTTGATCTACATACACATTAGCTAGTGTGTACGGCTTGTAACTGTAATAGATAGGCTCAAAGCCGTTTGATTTACAGATATCCATAAATGCCAACACTGCATTAGTATTCGCTTGTTTATCACCGCTAGCGCCGTCTTCGTAATCACAAACCAAATAGCGTGGATGCGATGGCAAGTTACTGATAAAGTAGTTAGCTTCAGCTTGCGCCGTTGCTACATCTCCACCGAATCGTGCAAAGTGATAGTACCCAATGCAATTACTTGTGTTGGTTTGCTGAGTGGCTACTGGACTAACCCAGCCCACGCCCTCGGTCACTTTGATAACTGTATTGTTAGTGCCACTAGCACTACAGATACTCGTTAAGTCGCCCGGCTGATAAGCTGATACATCGATGAAATAGGCGTTTTCTGTCATACCATCGAATGGCAATTCAAACCAACCAACCATTTGTTGACTTGGTGCACTCCAGTCGATATAACTGAAATTACCAGCACTATCGAGGTTGCGTGTTACCTTACGTGTCCAACCACCATTATAGAGACAGTCAGCGTTACCGTCGATATTCTGTTCGACTGTAGTAACTGTGCCATCTGGGTTTTCTGCAACCACAAAGCCAATGTGTCCAAATTGATGGTATGGCAAGCAGTTAGTCACCCATACGCTCCCAACGGGTGGGTTGTTAGCCCCATTAAAGTAAGTGACTTTTAAGCCTAGACTTTCAGCACGACTTAAGCCATCAATGGCGTTCATGTAGCTGAAATCGAGGTTAAATAAACCCGCATACTGTAAAACGTAGTCGATCAGAGCTGCACACTGCCCACCATACGGATTGGTAGGAACAGTGACACGTTGATTGACTAAGCTCTCAAGCGTGTTTAATAACTGTGTTTTTGATGTCATAGGTCTCCTTTCTTATAATTATTTTTGAATAGCTTGTTTAATCTCCGAGATAGTTCTCTCCAATTCTTCGACTTTTTGATTTAAAGCGTCAATTTCGCTCGTTGGCAATTGAGATTTTGTTACAAGTGGGTCTGCCGCAAATCTATTTTGCTCTAGAACCTGTAGAAAAAAGTTATTGTACGTTGGGAATAACCCATACGCTTGACCGATAGACAACGATGAAGATTGTTTCCCTTTAATTTCACCGATATCATGCCCGATGGCTTCAATAGCCTTGCTTAAATTGCTCATAAATCAACCTCCTTAGAGGGTGTTTTTAGCAGTATTATAGACGCTCACAAGGTCTTCTTGCTCGATGGTATCGATACGAGTTCCCAATTCAGTCATTTTTGTAATGATACCAGAATCAACATTACCACCACCAGCGGCGATTTTATCAGCAAGTTCTTTAAGTGTATCAAGCTCTTCAGGAGCCCCACCAATAAGGTCAGTTTTAGCTTGCGTGATTGCTTGTGTCAAACGTTCTTCAGTCACACCTTCCGAACCCTTATCAGCCTTGCTGGCAATCGATGCCTTGATTTCTTTGATATCTGCACCCACGGCTTGGGCGAAATCATGTAATTTACTCATTTATGTTTTCCTTTCAAATTTTAGCTAGATTATAGACGTTTACGAGGTCTTCCGTGATGTCACTGCCACCAGTAATTAACCCAGAATCTCGTAATTCATCCGCTAGTAACTTTAGTTTAGGGCTCTTGTCCGATGGGATAGCACTATCTGCATTCAACGAGTTCTTGACTTTCACCTTAAAATTGTTAGATGGGAAAATATGTCCATCCAGTTTAATTTCAAGGTAGTAAGTGCCAGTAGCTACTACACTGCCCATTGAGAATGAGAAACGCCCGTTTTCAACGGTAACGTCTTGATAGAGTGCTACTGTTTCATCGTTGGAAAGTGTGAGCTTACCAGTGCCGGACAGATTCATGCGTTTTCCATCGTACCCTAGAATTTCAAAACCAAAGACTGAGGTAACATCCCCACTTTTGAGAATGTCGCCCCCTTCTACTTGGTTGATTGAGGTCATGAGCTTAGCCATAGGCTAGTCCTCACGAGGTTGATGGTAGTTTAAAGCTCGTTCACTGTCTGCCACACCCTTAGTTGTTGGGTCAGTTACGATTCCCAAAATTACCAAGATCACAACGAGAGTATTAACACCCTCTTGAATGTTGCTAGGGATATTAAGCCCGAATTGTTGCAACATCAAAAATACTGCTGAGATAAGAGCTACTAGAGTAGCTTTGTTTTGTAGACGTAGTTTAAAGTTAATCATCTTTTTTCTTCCTCCTCGGTAAGATTAAATTTATCCTTATCAATATTTTTCTTGACAAATCTGTCAATGAAGGGAATTTCAACCCCTAGAGCCGATAAGCTAGCTAAAATGCTAGCCCCGTATGCTGATAACATGGCGAAAATAAAAGCATCCATGGCACCGCCTAGATTCATGAAAACCATAAACGGATAGGACACCATTACAATAATCAACATAGCCGTGTGACTGACCAATCCTTTTCGAAATCTACGGCTCGAAAATTCATGGAAAGCCCATGACCTTGAAACGCCCAACACGATATCAGCAACGATAACAAGCATGAGCAGAAACACCCAAAGATGTTCGTCTATGCCATGCTCATAGAAATCTTTGACGACTTCAAACACGCCAAAGATGCCGTCTGGTTTGTGCATTTAACACTCCTTAAAATGTTTATTTAACCCCCATTTTTAAACGCATTACGCCTGTGTAGTATCAGCCAAGATTTCGTCTTCAACTTTATAACGCAACTCACGCAATGCACGTTCGTCTGTACGCATCTCTTGACGGTGTTTTGCGTAGAGTTCGGCATTAAGAAGATTTTCTTGAACGGTAGACACCGCATTGGAATCCACACTAATGAATGTCTGTTTGACAAGGATTGTAGCTCCTTCTTCTTCGACGTTAAATTCTGCATTGATTGTGCGTTGTTTTGTAATTTTAAGTGACATAATTATTTTTTCCTTTCTTAATTATCCTCTGTTAGATATGTGACTGTGCCAGTGTAGATAGCACGGTCTTGTGATTGATTGGTAAGCCTAATCGAACCATCGGATGCAAGATGCCAGACTGCTACTCCAGTGTGATTCGTACCAACGTTTTTATTTGCAACTAAATGCACTGGAATAGCTGGTCTAAAACCACTTGGAATAGTATTAGTCATTGCCCCGTTCTCATACACCCCTACGGCATAGTCTGAACGAATAAGACTGGCAGTTACTATCGAGCCTTTTCTTGCAAGAGACATCTTAACACCCCAACCAATATCAACCTCTTGTTTAACCATCGCTGGCTCTTGTTTCTCTGGTTTCGGCGTGTACTCAATCCATGAGCCGTTAGAATTGCTAGTGACAGTGCGTTTGAACATACGACCGGATACAGTCGTTAGTGTTTGGTGGTATCCAGAAATGCTTTCCACGACTTCCAAATAAGCACTTTCGCTCGATGCTGGATGATTCTTGTAATTGCCTAGAATCGAATAGAAACCGGTGGTTCTATAATCATTTAGGTTAGCTACCTTATTATCAATCGCCACACCATTTGGCTCAGTTAGTTTATGGTGCTGAATTTGTTTCCTGTCTGAGTAAATCAAACCGTTAACATCTAATGCACCCATTTCACGATATTTACCAATACCAACACCATCACGTTCATAGCTCATTACTACTGCATCGGTAGAGACTGTGATAACAAATTCTGTGTATGAGAACTTATCTTCAACACGCCCCAAAACTTCCCATGAAGTATCAGCTGGATATTTACCGTTTAGATTGGCGTCCGAACCGTTTAACTCAGAAATATTCTGCCATTCGTTCGTGCTATCAGTCGTGTAAGTGTCCGTACCGACCTTTCTTGTTTTAAAGGTCAGCTTGGTTGTGTTTTTTTGCGTTCCATTGACGGACAAGGCTGCGACTTTCAAGAATCGTTTCAGTGTGATCGTGTCTAGTTTCTCACCTGTTCGTTTCGCTTCAAAACGTAGTGTTGGATTAAAATACGCTAGGACTGTAACAGTTTTTTCTGCCCAATCTGACCACACACCCCGACTGTCTTGCACTTTAGCCCTAACGGTCATTTGCGTATCGGTCATTGTAGTCGGTACAGTTAAGATACCGCCGTTCGTTTGAGCTGAAGTGTTCCCGCCAACGATTTCTGCGTAGTAACCAGTGACGGATGCCCCTGCTACACCCCTAGCACCGTCAAAAGCTACCTTGATACGAGATAGCGTACTAACAAAATGCGTAGGGCTTGGGATGATGTTTTGTGTAACGGGGTTTGTGTCCGATAAATTAAAACCAGTGAAACCCGGTTTGAAAAGATTGGTCGGGATATTGACCGTGATTCTTCGAATATCCTTACCGACTTCGACACCGTTGTTGTAAGTCACGTAAGTAATCGTTCCCGTACCACTAGACGAGTTTGGGAACTGATTGGCGATTTCAATGGGTGTAATCCATGTAAAACTAGAATCTACATCATCACCAGCTATTTTTTGGTCATAGCTACCGATAGTAACCCAGATAGAATGCCGCATCCATGCTTCACGTTTGGTAATATTGATGGTCACTGGTTTAGCGATTTCAGCCGTCACATCCGCACCATAGCTGGCACGGGAAATAGTGGTCAAGGTGAGACTTGCATTATTAATAGGTATCACCTTGTTATTACTCTTATTCTTAAATTCTCCGCGGTAGTAAATTGTGCGTGTCCCATCTCCATCGTGAGCGACAGTGACCTCTTGGTCAATCAACATAGCTGTTTGATTAGGCTCAACAGTTAATGTGCCAGAATTTGATAAACGTTTCCCGCCGTCATAATCGATGTACGCTTCCCAAGGAACACCAGAAATTTTAGTATCTCCGTTTTCCCAATAGAGCTGTAAACGCACTTGAGATGTATTCCTATCAATGTTCGTGCTAGCTTCATACGCACGCAGAATCGCTTTCCCTCCAGCCATTAATAATTACCTCCTACCCATTTAATTACGTTTCGGTTTGGGTCAATCAAATCTTGTTCTTCTCGATAATATCCAATCTGAATAGCTTTCGAGAAGATACCATTTTCGATGTGGATAACACCTTTATCAATGTACATTACTTCAGTACCCGAACTAAACATAGAAATACGCTTATCTGAAACCATCACCGAGTTAGAACCGTCATTCTTACCGATAGTCAACCCATCGTTGGATGCTCGCATGTAATTATCAAGGAAGTTCCAACGCTCCGAGGTTTCGCCTAAATCATTTTGCAGTTTCACAATCCGCTGACTAGCTTCAACCAAGGCTTTTTCAGTCTTATTCTTGTTCTCTTGGTTCGTTGACAAGAAATCTTGGTAAGACTTCACCCACTGATTGACCACCGATAGACTAGCCTTGGCTTTCAATTCAGCTTGTACGATTGAGTTAAGTTCATTCAGCTTGTTAATCTGGTCTTGCGTCAACGCACTGTCAGCTTTGCCATCTAACTGGCTAGCTAGGTCTTTCGGAGACGCTTGCCATGCTCGGTCAGTCGTACCCTCATAACAGTCCAATTCAGTGAAGAATAGCAACGACCGACTGCCGTTTGTCGTACCAGTGTTATCAATACGGATAAAACCTTCATCACAGTCGCCAGTATTGAACGTGAAGTGGAATTTCGAAACACTACTTGTGGATGGCGACCCATCGAAATGCTTGATATTGACTACCTTACTAAAGTCTTTAGTTTCGTTTGACTTACGACCAAGGAAATAGATATCCATCCCCTTTAGATTACCGCCTGCCAAAACCGAAACGTTAAGTGAATAGTTACCATTCCGTTTCACTGGAAATCTCAGCGTAGCGCTAGGCGTTGTTGTTGTTGTTGAAAGCAAAAACAACGGCTTAGAACCGTTGTAATAGAATGAATGACTTGAAACAGATAAATTCGAGTTCGGTTGTGTGGCTAGCCAATACCCCCAGCCATCCAGATTATCCGGAAACGCTGAGTTAACGATTAGATTTTCACCACCAACCGAAACACTGCCGATCATGTCGTTCCATGAGTAATCAGCTGGATTTGTGCTATCAGCTCTATCAAAGTTGGTGCATACACCCAAATAACGCTTGTTACCATTCTGGATCAAACTGAAACCAGTTCGACCATCGGCACTATCGGCATAAGCAAAGTGAACGTAAGGTGTCCTTCCGTCTGCCCCAGCTTTACCGGGGATGCCATCTCGCCCATCGCTACCTTTCCACTTGCTCCAACGGTAGTCTTGCGGATTGCGACTGTCAGCAGCATTGAAATCTTGGTACATACCGATGAATGGTTTATTAGTGTCGGTTTGACTAAATCCACCACCAGAAACGGTATCAGCATAGGCTATGTGGGTATATTGTGTTTTACCATCAGCACCCTTAGTGCCGGGTATCCCTTGGTCGCCTTTAGGGCCTTGCAAGCCTTGTGGACCTTGAGGACCACGTTCGCCTTGCAGACCTTTCTCCCCACGGTCACCTTTCGCACCGGCATCACCCTTAACACCTTGAGGGCCTTGTTCACCGATTTTAGAAACCGAGTAGCCCGTTTCGTTCGTGTTATCGGTGTAACTCCAAACAGTTTTTGTCCAGAGGTATTGTCCGGCTGGTACGTTAGGCACTTGGCTAGTCCAACCAGTCGTTGGTGCTACTGTTCCCGATGTCCCTTGTGCGTAGGTGATTGTGGTGCTACGAATACCGACACCATCCTTACCAGCGATACCATTATTCCCATCGTTACCATCTCTAGCTACATAGGTTTTTTGATAGCCTGTTTCAGAGGTGTTGTCAGTATAGGTCCAGACCGTCTTGGTCCAAAACCATTGCCCTTTAACTAATGCTGGTGGGGTTTGATACCACGCCGTAGGTGGCACGGTTTCAGATACAGACAATCCGTATAGGACACTAGTGTTCCTAATCCCGATACCATTCTTGCCGGGAATCCCATCGTTTCCACGGTCTCCCTTTGGTCCTTGTTCTCCCATTTTTGCAACGGAAAAACCTTGTTCGTTCGTTCCGTCTGAATAGAACCATGTTGTCCTAGTCCAGAGGTATTCACCGGGGCTTACCGTTGGAATGTCTGGTGACCATGTACCATCTTCAAATACGATATTTTTAACCCATGTCGAATTGTCGGTTTTATAACCATTGACACGGATATTATATTCGCCGGTTGGACGGTTATGAGTGTATCTCGTACCATTGGCCGTGTTGCTATCAGAAATCACTACCCATGTACTGAAACTTGGATTGACAAGCCAAATCGTAGCATTGTCGCTCGATTGATTTGGGTTGTGCTGATTCGTAAACGTGCCATTGGTTTCGGCAGATAAGATATAGGTCTTACCTTGTTCCAAACGGACTTTTAGATCAGTGGTGATATTATTATCGATACTTGACCGATTAGGCTTAATCTCGTTAGGGAAATTAGCTACTACATTTCCAGACGGCTTATTGACACCGTCCGTAGATTTCGCATAGCGTAGTGTGGTATTTACCAGCCCAACACCGTCTTTACCGGGCAAGCCATCATCACCCTTAGAACCATTCTGTGGGATGTATGTTTTCTGGTATCCAGTCTCACTAGATAGGTCGGTGTACGTCCATTGCGTCTTAGTCCATAGGTATTTACCTTTGACCAAAATAGGTGGGTTGGAAGTCCAGCTCGTAGGCATTACAGTGTCACTGTCGCTCATACCGTAGGTAATCGTGGTGGATTTCAAGCCTACCCCATTTTTGCCGGGCAAACCGTCATTACCTCTATCACCTTTAGGACCTTGTTCACCTTTATCTCCTTTAGGTCCGGGAGTACCGTTTTTACCGTCCGAAACATTTAAAAAAGTAACTTCTTCTGAAGCTACTTCTTTGTTATCTACCCATGCGGAAACCGTCAACGCTGTCGGTTGGGTAACCTGTGACGCCACCATGTCGTAGGTCATCCCCACGTATTTAATGACACCGTCAATAACGAAACGCCACGTTGCATTAACAGTTTTATCGCCTTGTTTTAAAACTGGTCTAACAGTCGAGCGACCAACACCGTTTTTAAACGCTGTTCCGTTTGTGGTTGTGATTTCAACTCGATATGGTAAGGCTCTTGCTGCGATTTCATCAATACGTTGTTGCAAATCGTCAGATGGTTTGTTGACAATTTTGCGATAATTCGAAAACACAACCGAGTTATTGAGTGGCATGTCAAAACTAACAACCATTTCAGTGACACGAGCTTCGAGAGCTAGCCCACCTCTAAAATTATTATTAATAATCTTAACGGTGTCGCCTAAATTAACATCCTTGTAACTCTCCATGAAACTAGAGTGAACATCCACCGTGTAAGTCAATAACGGATAAGCGTATTGCTTAATGGTACGTAATGCGTAGCCTTTTAGTGAGTTTACATCCTTGTATTCGGTCTGAAAATCCTTACGTGTCCAGTTATCAGCATTGTTTGGGTTCATTGTAGATGGGTAGCGTTCCCGTGAAAGTGGGGCGAACACATAGCTACTGCCTTTTCGCGAGTAGAACTCCACTTGTCCTAACTCGTTCTTTTCTTCAAACTCGACACTTTCAAGGTTAACACCATCCGCACCAGTGAACACCCCAGCATTAAATAGCTGGGTTTTGTCACTCGTTACTTGAACGCCTTTGAGCTCATTCTGATAATGTAGCACCACATCCCCACGAGCCTTGCCGATTCCGTGGTGAGTTTCGTCTGGAATCTGGTAGATATCGATAGTAAAACGCTTGATCGTACCGTCTCGATTCAATTCGGTACGGAATGCAAATTCAGCATCAAATTTAGACATGAGACTGTGTAATTGTGCCAATTTTGTTTCTTGTGGCTCAAATTCAAGCGTTCTTGTTTTATCAGATACCTCGTTAACGCCAATTTCAAGATTTGTAAACCCTAGAATTTCAAGGTGTTCTAAGTACCATGCAATATTTTGAGCCCCGTTGCTTTTAAGAGCAACCGACTGCTCTTGTGCCAGTTCGAGATTGGTGTTATTACAAGTGACTTGGAATGAAGTGTCATTTTCGACAAGTTGCGACACATAGAAAACTTGATAAGAGTTATCGTAATAAAACGAAACAAACATATCATCTTTGATATATTTAACATCTTCATGCAGTTTCCCATTGACAATCTTAGGAATTGTGAAATCGAATGTGCTAGTTGAGTATTCAAGGTAAGGATGCCACTGACTGTTAGAGTATGGCAACATGCCCGGAACGTTGTTATTCAAAGCACAAACCTTACGCATGTTCTTGTCATGAATCCAAATTTGCATTAAATGAAACGCTCCTTCCATGTTACTTCAATAGTCGGGTCAGTCCTTGTCCAACTCGATGTGTAGATGTCGATTTCTGTTTCACCCGTACCAATACTGAATGGCTCGGATAAGTAAGTTAACTCATTAGACGCTGGCAAGTTATCAACTAGTGTTTTACCTTTAGCCATGTCGATTTCAAGGATAGAACCCTTACGGAAACGGTTAGGAATATCTTCTTCTTTGTTGACGTAGTCTTTTCGATAAACGAAGCTATCCAGATACATGTGAGTTACAAGCGGTGCATCGCCGATACCAAAGAAACCAATGTTGATTTTAGCCGACTTCTTCCCTTTGATCTCTGGAATCTTAAACTTAGGATATCCACCTTGATAATAGAATTGTATTTCATCATCAAAGCGTTGCATATCTGCCCACCCTTGCGGTTCATTGAATGGATTTTGTGTCATGACATGCGTTCCCCAGAATGATTTTCGGTCTAGTGTTCGATAACTTCCGTTGCCATCACTGGCAAGGAAACGATACTCACAACCTAAGCCGTTGACATGCTTAAGAGTTTCCACGCCATAGAGGAATGTGCCGTTTGCATCCGTGACAGATATCTTAATATATCCGCACTCGTTGGATGCCCCTAACCAAAAAATTTGTCTCCACCACATATATTCATATAGTGAGCCTTTTTCTCGGTTGCTATCTTCCGGAATTTCCCACGTAATCGAGCTACCACGCAAGGAAGTTGAGCCACTACCTCGATTAGTCAAGGCAATGTGTGGTCTACCCCATGCGTTGTCAATCGCAAGCGTTCCATTCAAACTTTGCAAGTTGTCGTTGAAACGCCCTTGGTTTTTAGCACCAACAGAAAAACCATTGGTAATCCAGTTATTAGAAACATAATCGAACAGAATTTCAGATTGCTTGACTGTCCGAGTGTCTACCTCGTTAGGATTGCCAATCTCATAACTTTCGCTCGAAGACTTCACAATCCCAACCCAGCCATTATCCGAGTTAAACTTCAGCTTAATATCTGGGTAGGTTTCAGCCGTACCAAAGTTTTTTAGAGTTGCCTTGTAGTGGCCAGTCGAAACTTTCTTAATGCTACCATACTTAGTTTCACCATCGCTACTTACCAAGGCTTGTGCCTTATTCTCACCGTAACTTTTAGGCACGTCAAACGTAACCGTTACTGTTGCGGTGATAGGTGCAGTGTTCTTATCGACTGCTAGCGACGCTTGGCCGGACGGGATAGCTTCCCAAACCTTGTTAGGTTCATCGCCAAAAATCAATGGTTTCGGCTTGTCTACGTTAAGATAACCGCCCAATGTTTCAGCGATGGTATTAAAGTAGTCGTAGTTACCGACTAGGGTAAACGATACTTGAATCTGCTTAACGGACAAGGTGCTATATAGGAATTGCTGACCGTAGCGTCTACGCCCTTGGTCTTGATAGTTATTGTTGAAGTTAGATGCCACATTTTTAGTGACATCCACTGGTACGGTACGTCCTCGCCCCTCATTGAATAATTCGGTTAAGTTCTTACCGTCATAAGTTACTGACATTCCTATCAAATAATGCTACCTCCTAGCAACGCTTGTCTGCGTTCATAATCATTTGTTGCTTTTGTCATGAACGGTGCGAGACCGTTTGACACACTTCTACCATCGATGATATTTCTAACTTCGATTGGGTTAGAGCCATTAGTTACCAATTGACCGAGTAAGTCAATCATGACGTCTAACTTGTTTTCTAGGACAGAAACACGCTCACGGTCTGAAGTGTTATCGTGATTGCCTTGTGGGGCATCGCCTGCAAAACGAGCCACTGCTTCAGTAAGCAATTGCCACGCTCTGCCACGTTTGGCGATATCCGTTGGAATGACATATTCTGGCATATCGCCTTCAGCCAATTCATAAACGCCATTTTTGTGGACTAGACCACCGTTAGCGTAGCCATAGGCTGCGACACGGGTAAAGGCTGCGTCTGTTGTCCCGTAGCGATGCTTGATGTAGTTGATTGCAGCAAGCAAGTTGTCATATCCGTTACGGATATTATCGTGTCCGGGGTGCTTGTATGCGTTAAATGTTGGGCCAATGGTTTGCATCAAACCAATAGAAGGTGTACCAGCTTTGGCGTTGCTATCCCAGTTATTTTGAACGTTAGGGTCACCACCCGATTCACGCTGGATTGTTGCCAAAATCTTAGACACACGGAAGTCATTCGGTTCAATACCGTTAGCCTTCAACGCTCTAACTACTGAATCACGCCATCGACCAACGCCGGAACCTTGAGGGCCGTCTTCGCCACCACCCGGAGGGCTAAGCAATGGGCCAAGGGTTTTCTTAATCCATTCGAACATGCCACCAACTTGTCGTTTAATCAACGTTTGTAGTGGATTGTTTCGGTCTTTCAACGGTTTGCTATCGTCACCGCTACTACTTCCACTGTCTCGAACACCGAAATCAAGGAAGGTAGCAGCGTTAGCAATGTGACGACCAGCGTATTGGTGATACTGACCATTACCGCCATAGTTGTATTCTTCACCATCGTAAGTGTCACCATGAACGGCAGTTACAAAGTCAACGTGGTTGCTTGATACTGGACCACCAGTGTAGACCGCTACCGTACCCGGTTTAGGTCTGCTTAAGTGTGGCACGCTGGCAGAAATCCATTGGTTACCATTACCGAGGTGACTAAACAAGCTAGGTTTTACACCAAGGTTTGCCAAACGGCTGGCAACGAAGGATACACACTCACGGTAGAAATAACCCCAAGGGTCAGCACCAGCATCTTTAGCTTTGTCTTTGAATCGGTAGTCGTCACCTTTAGCACCCATAGCCACAGTACCTTCATCCATTGAGGCATTAGCCATAGACCAAAGTTCTTTCCACCAGTTCTTAGCTTCTTCGACTGGTTTCTTATACAACGCATTACCAAGTGGATTAAACATACCAGCCAATTTATCAGCATTAGGGCTGAATTTCTTAGCAAGCGATCCCACTGGGTCTTTAACGACATCACCGACAAACTCAATCATTTTCATGAATTTATCGACACCGTTTTTCATTGTGTCCCACACTGAGCCAGCCACATTAGTAGCCGTATCCCAGATTTTAGACCAGAAACCAGTTCCCTTCGCAAAGGCTCCACGTTCAACACCCATGAGCATTGCTAATTCGCTAGCATTGATAACTTCCGAACCAGCCGGCAAGAGGTATTCAACGTTTCGCCCTTGTGGCAAGAATGACTTACCGTTAGGCAGAATCACCATTTCTTGGTTGTTGGTTTCCGGACTATCATAGCCATCGTTTAGCGTAGCTAACGTAGGTTTGGTGATTGGGTTTCGGTATGAGCTAAACATACCAGTACCGCCGGCAAACTTAACTTTAGGGATTTTAGAGATAGCTTCTTTGCTACCGCCAAAATCAGAAATCAGTTTGTTGATACCATCAATACCAGCGTTAGGCAAGGCAATGACAGCATTAATACCATCACCGGCAAGTTTCTTCATACCGTCCCACATTTCGCCAAAGCCTTTTTTAACGTTATCCCACGTATCTTTGAAGAATTTAGCAATATTGGTTAAGGCGTCCGTGATTAGTTTGGTAATATTAACACCGAATTTCTCTTGTGTTAACGCTCCGATTTCATCCCATTTTTTAGATAGGAATTTCTTAGAGTTTTCCCAACCGTCAAACCAGTTCTTATTGATACCCTTGTGGTGCTTGTCGATATCCTTACCAAGAGCAGTCATTGCTTCAGTGGCATTGCCCTTGATGCCTTCCCATGTTTTAGATGCGAATTTCTTAGAGTTTTCCCACTTTTCACCCCAATCTTTCTTAAGGCTACTCATGTGTTTTGCAACACCTTTGGCCATATCTTTGACATGGTCCACGGTGCTATCAACAAACTTCTTAAATGGCTTGTTATGCTTGTACATCAACTCGAAACCAGCGACTACTGGATTAGATATTACAAGCAACTTCTTAGCAGTGTTAGTGAAGGCTTTGATACCTTTTTCACCACCAGTGAAGTAAGTCTTGGTCTTTTCAAAACCTTTCTTGGTGCTCTTGGTCATTGAGTCCATCGCACCCGTCCAAGTTTTCTTCATGCCATCCCATGTCTTACCGAGCCATTTACCAGCATTAGAAAAACCGTCTTTGATACTTTTTACAATGCCATCAACGAATTTCTTGAATTTTTTATTATGCTTGTAAATTAAAGCGAAAGCTCCAGCAATAGGATTGGCAATAAATAAAAGGACTTGTTTCCAGTCCTTTTTAAAGAAATCAATGATCTTGCCAAAGATTTCTTTTGTCACTTTAAAAATCTTATCAAAGGCTTTTTTAGCAGCGCTAAACATGCCATCAACAAATTTCTTGAATTTCTTATTGTGCTTATAAAGTAGCACTAGGGCAGTGATAGCCGTAGTTACTGCAACCACAATCAAACCGATCGGGTTGGAAGCCATAGCTAGATTCATTGCTTTTTGTGCCGCAGTCATACCGACTGTAGCTGTTCGCCAAGCATGAATCCCTTTGACTACTGCCGTTATTCCAAGAGCAACCTTAGAGCCTACAAAGTAAGCCGCAAACAAAGAACCGACTGTTTTAATAGCCGTCTTATGTTTTGCAATACCACCCAATGCTTTGGATAGTGATGTGACTGGCCCTTTAGCCTTCTTACCGTTACCAGTCATGAGGTTAAAAGCACCAGCGACACCTTTAATCATATCGACGGCGACTTCCCAAACACCCCCAGCAAAGTCTTTACCAATGCTGAAAACCGCACCTAAACTGTCTTTGGTTTCCTTGAAGAAAGCTACAATTTTAGGGGCGTTGTTAGCGATGCTCTTACTAAGATTATCGACAAACTTATTGAGACCGTCCATTAAGCCATTAAGTTTATCTGTCCCATCACCGAGATTGAACACTTTAGAGAATGCGTCCATGATAGTCCCTAGACCTTTGGAAACATGCTCCCCTAAATCTTTAAATTTAGTTTCAGTGTTAGGGTCGGCAACCCAATTACCAATCTGTTGCAAGAATGGGTTTTTCATTTTGTCGATTGGGTCACGGAAAGCTGCAACTACTGCCGGCATACGAGATTGAATAGTCCTTTCAAGACCGCCGATAGTGGTTGAGAAGTTAGCCGTAGCATCCTTGTACTTGTCTTGCAACTCAAACAAGGCTTTCTGTGCCATTTCAGAAGTGATTTTGCCATCTTTCTGCAATTCGGCGTACTTTTCTTGGGTCATGTCTGCAATCCCAAGTTCTTGCGCAGCTACTTCTTTAAGTTGGTTTTTCATTTCTGGGAAGACGTTGATGATTGACATCATGTCTTGCCCTTGGACCTTACCATTGGCAATCATTTGCGCCCACTGAGTAGCGAAATTCTCAACGGCTGCATCGGTCTGACCAAACGCATCTTGCAATGTCAAGATAGCTTGTGTTTGTTGTTTGGTTAATTCGGTGTTGTGAGTAACGGCATAGAATTTCTGGTTCATACCGTCAACCATTTCAGTTGAGTTGGCCGCTGCTTGTGCCATTTGGTTGGTCATATCGACCATCTTCTTACCTTCTTCAGCGTTTCCGGTAAGCGTTAACCAAGTGGCATTCATGGTTTGTTGGTATTTAACGTATTCGGCACTAGACTGTGCGATTTCGTCAAACTTACCCTTGATAGCTCCCAATGCGTTTTGGAAACCGTTGCTGATCAAGTTAGCGGCAAACGTAGCCCCGAAGATACCTTTTAGGCGTGAGGTTTTCGTTTCAGTCTCGCTGACTTCACTTCCCAGACGTTTAAAGCTATCTTTCAAGCGACCAATGAACGTGCTAGAACGTTGGCTTTGTTCAATCTCATCGTTCAGTCTATCGGCAGCATTACGAGCATGAGCCAAACTAGTAGCCGTTTCATCCAAGCGCCTACGCTGAACGAGGTATTCTTCAGAGGTTTTACCAGATTGGCGAGCGACACGCTCAAGCATATCTTTCTGTTTCTCATACTGCTTGTTTAAGTTAGTAATCGAACTCTTGTATTGCTTAAGCTGTTCTTCCCTCGCTTCGTCCTCTTTGCCTTCAGCTTTCAAGCGTTTCACGTAGGCTTCAGACGATTCATTTTGCAGTTTGTACTGTTTCTGTAATTCAGCAAGCCCAGACCTATGGTAATCTAGGCTATTTTTGGCTTGCCTTTGTTGATTTTCCAACGATGCCAAACGTGTAGTCGCTTGGTCAATCTGTTGTTGGTACTTAAGGTACTGTTCAGCGGTTTCGGCAGTGCTCCCTTTAAGTTGGGACTGCTCTTGTTTCAGTTTCTCAATCTTACGTTGTTGGTTTTGGATAGCGTTGCCCAAACCATCGTACTTAGCTTGTGCTGCTCCCAAATAGTCACCGGCACTACGCATTTGGCTTTCTTGTGCCTTCCACGCGTTAGTAGAGCTATTGACTAACTGAGTTAACCGCTTAATCGAGTTAGCCGCTTGTAGCGTGTCTAAGGCGATTTCCGTGGACATGGTAGCTTGTACTTTTGCCATGTATTATTTTTCCTCCTTTCCTTAAAAATTAGAGTAAAGATGTTGGGTCAACCATTCTATCTTCTTCCTCTTTGGCATTTAAGATTTTCATTAGCTCGTAATAGTCAGTGTCGTAATACTGATCTAGTGTCCACCCAAAACCTTGGATTGATTTCTTAGCAATGATTTTTAAATCTTCAATGCGATTTTCTAAATCAAAAATCTGTTCGCCTTTAGATTTTAGTCTTTTGGGTCAGTTTCACCAGCGGCGTTTTCAAGTTGTTCGTCTGTCAATCCGTACATATAGCCCACCAATTTTTCGGCAATCTCTTGTGTACGGACATTATCCAAATCAAGCAATTTGTCATAGGCTTCATCATCCAAATTGAGGACAGCACGGATAAAACCAAGCATTTCTTTAAGAATAGTAAAACTTGCTTGTGCTTGTTCTTGCGTGTCGCCTTCTTCGACAGTGTCGCTGATTTTAAGTACGGCAAGTTGGTACTCGTGCATACGCAAGACGTTACGGTTGCTTGTAGTCACCTTGAAGGCTTTCTTGCTGATTTCTGGGATTTGAATAGTTCTGATTTCCATTTATCTTTACTCCTTTAACACAAAAATAGAGGTCAGGCCATGAGCCCGGCCTCTTGCGAATTATTTAGATTAACCACCGACTACTGGTGTACCAGTGAGAACATATCCACCAAATACTTCTTTGAACATGTTAGCTTTATCGAAGTTAGATGCACCGGTGTAGTATTTCTTGTAAGGCTCACCACCGAACGCATCCGCTGACAAGGCGTTAAATGTCATGTTATCGTCTTGACGAGTTTGAGCAGTATCGGTATCTGTAGCAACGTTTTGAGTTGATTCTTGCATGATTCCGTTAGCGAAACCAAAGAACACTGAATGTTTGCGGTCAAGCGTTTCAGATTCAATCAATACCGCTGTGTGTGGTTTCTCACCATCCATCACGTAACCGCCCTTGCCGTCTGGTTTAAAACCGAGCATTTTTTGTTTGATTTCGAAGTCAAGGTTATTGAAGCCGAATGCCACGGTTGGTGACCCCGGTGCGATCATAACGTCTTGTACTGAGTTGTTTCCGGGAACTTTAGTCGCTTGACCTTCCAAGTTGGAGATGTTAGCGGTACGAGTACCAAGCATTTTAGAATCAACTTCAATCACGCCATCAGTAGAAAGGCCGTCAGCACCTTTAAGTAGTTTTTGGGTTTTTGGGTCAACCAAAGCAAGGCGAACCATTTTCAAACCTACAATTGCCATATAGTAATTTCTCCTTTGTTAAATTAATTTATCGAGAGCAACAAAAAAGACCGCCGTAATCTGCAAAGTATCGGGGTCTATACTATGTTCTCTCATGTCTGTAATTGAGTAGTGTTCAGATTTTAGGAATTTCAGTAATTCCATTTCAAAGGCTTCGATATCAAAATCGATATCAGCTTTGTAAAAAATCTGTACCTCTACCCTATCCGTTTTTCCGAAAAAGGTATTATTCCCACTCAAATCAAGGGATGGATTGCTTTCGGTGAGTAACACGATTGTCTTATCGGTGTTTTCTTCGAGCTCTTTAGGCAAGTTGTTTGCATATACTTCGCTTATTTCACCAAATTCTTTGCCGTCAATTAGCTCTTTTAGTTTTACGGTCGCTAACACTTAAATCACTTTCCTCCTTTTCTTCGAATGAGTTTCTCATATTCCTCTTTTTCTGCTAATAGCACCTTTCTTTGAACGGCACTATCGTTTTGGACATTGGTGACGAAATGGTCGGCGCGATATTTTTTCGTACCGTCATTTAATCGTCTAGCATTTTGGGCGTGGTAATTGTTTTTCCAACCTACGGTTGCCACACCGTTCTTTCTGCCATCCGCATTAGTGGATTGGACAGATAAACCGTCAGCCATGTGCCCATACTTCAAATGTTTCTTATTTGAGTAGTGTTTCCCCCTAGTAACTTCTTCCAGTTCCTTTTGAAACACCTTTGCGCCAGCGGTTGTAATTTTGGCTTGTTCCGCTGGTGTTAAATCACCAATGCTAGCGACTGTTTCAAGCCAACCCTCTAGTGCTTTGTCAAACCCTACCATAAGCTATCACCCAACTTTCTTGTGCTTCCTAAGTGTCAGAAAGTCGTAGCGGTTAAGCCCAAAGTTTTCGTTCGGACTTACACGCACAATATCATACTGAGTGCCATTTAAAACAGCGACTTGACCTTCTACCACTTTGGCATTATGGCGAATAACAATAACTCTTGTATCGCTTTCGCCATTTTGTTGGGCCAAATACTCTTGATTGAGTGTGCGAGTGTGGGGCTTATAGTGCAATGTAAATTGTTTCACGAATTTTGGCACGCTTACACCCGTAAACTTGTTAGGGGTGCTTTGGTATGTGCCAAAATCAGCCTTGAAACGAAAGTCTGAGGGTAAATATCTAACTTTAGGCATTAGTCACCTCTTTCTTCAGTATACGTTGCGTATAAGCCCCTTAATTGCCCGATTATGCTATTTAGAGTTAGGTTAATCGGATAAGTCACCGTGTCGGTTAAAGCCACCCGGTATGTGAAATAAGTGCTTGTGAGGGCAATTACAGCCGTGTCAAACAAAGATTCTACACTTTCAAGGTCGTAGAATTTCGGGTCATTACCGACTGCATTGATGATGTACTGTTGAGCCGATTCAATGTAAGCTGGAATGAGTGCAGTGTCGTCTGTCTCATCCAGATTGAGGGTCTGCATGATAGTTTCCTTAGATACACTCATTACTTACCTCCTAATTAAACTCCAGCAGTAAGATTAGCTTTTTGGTCAGCGATAGCTTTGAATGACGCTGGCACAAACGCTTCTTCATCAGTTTTAACAACATCGAAACGGTCAATAACACGTACTTTAGTAGTGTCAGTTTCAAACGCTCCACCACCGATGTTAGTTGAAAGTAGTGACAAGCGTTGACGGTCAAACAATGTTACCGCTTGTTTCAAGTCACCAAAGTAAAGTGGCATAGCTCCACCAGTTCCGTTAGCAAGCCAGCGGTCTGAAACTTCTTTAACTGCAAATCCATCAATTGAGTATCCAGTTGGTGATTTAACATCACGTTCCATGAGGTAGTCACCCATTGCATTCTTAACTTTTTTAAGAGCAGTAAAGCCTGAAGTGTTAGTCAAGAAGAATGAAGTTTGTTTGATAGCTGGGTCAACTTTAGCTTCAAGGTCGATGATGTCATCCCATTTAGCCAATGTTGGTTTAGTTGGGAGTGTTGCAATAACATCCAAGATAGCTTTGTTACGAGTAACAACAACTTTCTTAGCAATCCAACCAGACAACCAAGCAAGGATATTTTCGGCAGAATCAGCAAGCAAGCTGTTAGTTACTGTTGAGATACCAGCATAGCGTTTGATAGCATAGCGGATAAGAGAAAGTTTTGGATCGTCATTGGCACCAATTTGACCAGCTTCATCATCAAGTTTAGATAGACCAGTAATTTCAGCCCATTTCTCATAAACACGAGAACCAGTAAGAGTAGTTACGTTTTCAACGTTAACGTACTCTTGCAATGAGTCATATTGACGAACCAATGTGTTAATAGCTGTACGGATATCTTGTGGGATAGTCAAGCCAGCGTCAGAACCAGATGCGTCTGTTTTAGAGTCAAGCAAGTTTTGGTAACGACCACGGACAAGGTTTTTGAAGTCTTTAACAAAATTAGCTTTAACTTCTTCTTCGTTTTCAGTCAAAGGTTTCTTGTCTTCTTCAGTCATGTTAGCTACTTCACTAGCACGAGCTTCAGTGTATTGTTCTTTGAACATGTCACGTTTCATTTTAGCAATGTCACGTTCGTTTTTGATTGCTTGCAATTCTTCAGCGGTAACTGAATCGTTAAGCATAGCTACGTTAAGTTTTTCATTAAGATTTTCGACCTTGTCGCCTTGAGCAACCCAAAGGTCATGCAATTCGTTTGATGTTTTCATCAATCATCTTCCTTTCATTTTTCAAGTAGAATAGCCAATTTCTGCTCACGCAATGTATTGGTCTTAGGTGTTGCAATCATATTCTTAAATTTAGTGATTGCTGATTTGCTTGGTAGTTGATGTACGGCATTTGTAACCATGATTTCTTCTTCATCGTTATCGAAAAACATGATTTCATCCGCAAAGCCTTTATCAACTGCAGTTTTAGCATTAAGCCATGTTTCTTTAGCCATAAGATCTAAAAGCTCTGGTTGTTTAAGTCCAGTCTTCATTTCGTAAGCCAAAGCAATGGATTCATCAATGCTATTTAAAACCGCTGATTGATGCTCTAGGTCATCACTGTTTCCAATGATGCCAGTAGACGCCTTATGAATCATAATGTGTGCCGTTGGACTGATACGCACGGTATCACCAGCCATAGAAATGACACTCGCAGCACTAGCCGCAAGTCCTTGCACATTAACCACAATACGCTTGCCGCTTGCTTTAAGCATTGTATAGATTTCGCTAGCTGCAAACACATCACCACCATTAGACGCTATATTAAGCGTGATTTCTTCGTCTTCATCGTTAGCAATGGCATCTTGTACCAATTTTGGATAGGTACTAGACATGCCAAAGTATTCGTAGAAAGCCCCAGCATCATCACTTACAATATCGCCTTTAATGTCAATCTTGCCCATTTGTCTCACCTCCTTTCAATACGGTTCGGTTAGGGTTTTCACCCTTTGGCAACTCTTTAGGCAAAATCTCAGCTTGCTGCAAAATATACAAGCCTTGATTTTGTGCGAGTGTGCCGCTTTTAACCATGCTATTGATACGGCTGATATAGTTAGCGCCAGTCGGGTCAACCGCTGGGAAAATATCCGCATCCACATCGCATGAAAGTTTTTGAGACAACTCACTAAGAAACGGTCTTAAGTAGCGTGCGACTGCTTTAGAATAAACATTCGAGCTCATTTCTAGTGATGATTGTTGGTCACCTTGTCCACCGACAACGTTCTCTGGGATACCGTAGACCTTTGCAAATTGTCCGGTCGTCCAGTCCGCTTGCTTAAGTAGTTGGGCCACGTTGGATTTAATTTCAAGAGGTGTGAAATCCTCTAAATCATCGAGTACCAACGGACCGCCTTGCATTTGCTTCATTGCTTGTCGAGAGCGTGAGACCTTAGTTTTGAAATCGAGCAAACCACCGCCCTTGATTTTCAAGATACCATTGGCATTTAGGGCATTTTTAAGGGAATTAAGCGTTAGCTTATCACTAGCCTTTTGAATATCTAGTTCTCTACCAAGAGCCATCAACGGACTTACGCTTGTCAAACCACCATCTACAGAAAGCAGTCTGAAGTGTAAGATATCGCTTTGCGGAACATGTTGTTTTGGCGGAATGCGTGGGTCATCGAATGTGATGTTGTAATAAAGACCATTCTGATTGTCCAATCGGTTGAACGTGACTTGAGATGGTCTTAGATACTCCCACTTCATATCACGACCATTATCGTTACGCCAGCGATACGCAAAGGCTTCACCACCCAATAGCATTTGAGCAAAGATTGACTGGTAAAAATTAAATCGGTTAGCATTGTTTGCTGGGTTATCCACGATTCCTTGTAATTGCTTTCGGCTAGTCGTTAGCTTGGCAGTCGCAAGGTCATTAGATAACTGGCTGATAATAGAGAATAAATCCGAATTTTTAAGAGCAGTCTCAGCCGAAACCCACTCACTACCATTCAAGGTAGCTAAAAACTCTGGATCAGTGATATCAAAAAAGCCCCCTTGACTACTCGGTGGGCTTTCGGTTGCTAAGTTAAATATCGGCAATTATTATCACCTCCTTTCTAGCTCTTTTTTGCGGCTAGCTCACTAATTAAACCTGCTAGTACGAATGTAATGGTCATGCTGATACCAAACCACACGTAGCCGAGGTTGTAAGTCGTTAAATTAAGCGAAATTGCAGCTAAAATAAACATCAAGATGTCAAAAATAGCCCAAATTGCCTTAAAAAACTTCAAAATCATGTCTTAATACTCCTCTAATAGCCCACTATCTGGGTTTTTTAGCCAATTTAAAACGGCTTCTTGACTCATGTGTTCGACCTTCCACGTAGGATTGTTGGTGATAGCGTAATCTTCAAAAGCGTACATGCCATCGTAAAACGCATCGATAAGAGCATCCACAACGTCGATTTTATAGGTCGATTTCATTTTGTCGACTTGAATACCGATGTTATCCTCTTTAATCACTGCATTTATCAAGGCTTTACGCATGATTTCGTCATCAAGGCGGGTGATATTGCCTTCGATAAAGAGCGTTTGAAGGAATTTTGTAGGGTCTTTCAACTCACTTGTACGCTGTCTAATAGGCATCATAGGAAAACTTGTGTTAGATTCCAACGCTTTGATTATTTTATTAACCATCATAGCGTCATAGCCAAAGAAGACCACATCAAGCTGATTATCTTCCACATACTCACAAAACCAACGGTACACTTCCTCTGGGTTAATAAGCCCTTGTGGGTGGCTTGTAATTGTACAAAAGCCCTTGGTTTCCAAGTCTCGATAATTGACACCGTCTTGCTCCATTTTAGCTTCTAACGAGCCTGCTTGTTGCCAAGGGATAAAACTGTGTTGTTCGACATGCCATTTCTGGCTGCCATCTTCAGTAACATAGGGATAAACGAAACCAATAGCCGTGTTATCGCTGAACATTGAAGCATCAAGACCGACATACACACGTTTACCCTTGATATCAAATTCATCAACGACTGCATTCTCAATGTCGCTTAAGTCAAGGAAACTGTTGCTATCTGCCAGCAACCAGCAATTCATGTTCTTAACTTGAAAATCGGCGAGTTTCCCCATGAGTAACTTCTTATCCCGTTCGGAAAGTAGCCCCTTCATCAAGCCATCCTTTAATTTAGGGTGGTTAAGTAGTGGGTTGCTTTTTGACCACGTTTCCGGTTTAAAGACTTCTTCTAGATTATCTTGCGACCAGATTAGACATAGCTGATCATCACCAGACCTGTCGAAATCACGTTCCATGATTTCAATCAGTTTCTTTTGCTCTTGATGAAACGGCACATCGGGTGTTTGGTAAGATGTTGAAATTTCAATAAAACGTGAACCCTCGGTGTTAACTTGTCCGGATGTGATTTTAGAAATTCCTTCATCCGTTCTAAGTTCACCGACCTCATCAGAAATGGCGGTCTTAAAGTGCTTACCGTCAAATTTACCAGATTCAAAAGAAATGGTATGAATAGTGTTAGCGTCCACAAGCGACTTAATTTCTCGTGAATATAACTGAAGCTGTGTTTCCTCTGCTAATGACTTAAAGGGCTCGTTCTCAATGATTCTAGCCATCATTGATTTGACATAAGTAAACAGCTTCATTGTTTGGTCAAAGTTTAGTGAGCTAACAAGAAAATCTTGGTTACTTTGCCCGATAATCTCAATCAGATAAGAGAAATTAAGGCAGATACCAGCTATCATCGTTTTACCTTGCGAACGGGCAATCGAGATAATGATATTTGAAAACCTTGGTACACCGTCTAAATCAAACCACGCAAAAAGTTGGGCAAAGATAAAATACTGCCAATCCATAGGCTCTAGTTTTTGGCTGAGATCATCAACGTTAGGCACTAGAGACAAGAATTTCAAGAAACGGTTAAACGCTTCAATCGAGTAGACATAAGGGAAATCTTCATCCCCCTGTCGTTGCAAGTCTCGGAGGTGTCGGAAACATGCTAATTGGATATTGTAACCAGCGACAATCTTGCCATCTAGCACATTAAAACAATATTGTGTGCCATAATCGGTATAAGTTTTTCGCTCATAAGAAAAATCGATGCTATTATAAGCACCGATTACATCTTTTGACTTGGTTAAATCTATTTCTTGCATGTTTCACCTCCTTTACTTAAAGAATGCTGCCATCTTATCTTTCATAGATGTATTGTCAGCTTGCCCTCCGGCTATTTCAGCTAATTCTGCCCTTCCTTTAGGAGTCAGACCTAGCTGAATGCCTATTTTATTAAGGGTTTCAGTGGCATCTTTCATCGTAGCAACGGCTGGATTCTTTCTAAATCCCATTGACTGCTCGCCTAGAATCTCGCCACTACCTTGTGCTTGGATGACTTTCTTAATCTCGGTTTGGATACCGTTTTCTTTCACATCCTCATAGGCTTTTTTGTAAATCTCGTAGTTAGTACAGTAGGTTTCCACTAGAAACGTGTCAATGCGTTCGACCTTTTCTGTTGCTTTTAAATACGGAATGATTTTAGTCCAAACTGACCTCGCCACTGTGCCCAAGTAGTTCGGTGGGTCAATGGGTAGAAAGCGGTCATTTTGCTCGTAAAACGGTTTTCGTTTAGCTGGTGACTTATTCGCCATTTTCTCACTTCCTATCTTGATTATGACACCGCTTAAAAACCCTCAAAATTGGCGTGCGGTGTAAGAAAACACCTTGTGGCGGCTCTCCTTGGCACGAGAAGGGGGCGGGGGGTCAATTTTAAATCGCCTCGAGGGTTATTACACCACCCTTATTATAAAAATCGTGCTACGGGCTTTATTAGAGGGGTTTAACGACATCCTCTTTTTTGCGGGCTATTAAATCTGCCCACGTAGCCACGGAAAGTCGTAGCTCGGTGTTCTGTTTTGTTCTATTTTGACCAGTGCCATAGATTTCTTGCTCTAAAGTCCTCTTGGTGTTATCACAGCTCCTGCATGTAGCTACTACGTTTGAAACTTCAGTCCGAAGTTCTGGAGCAATTTCAACGGGTGTAACGTGGTCGCCTATGCGTGCGTCTGGTGTGGTCACACCCAACGCTAGACAGTACTGACACAGATAGTTGTCACGTTCCAAAGCTATCTTGCGAATAGAAGACCAAATCCTTGAACGATAGAATGCATACCGTTCCTTACTCTCATCATCTCGGTTCCTTACTCGTGTGTTGTATCTCGTCCGTGAGTATCTCTGTCTCTCTTGTGTGTACGCTGCTTCCATGTCCTTGTGTGTAGTACAGTAGTGTGCTGGTCTCTCTGTTAAGGCACGGCACCCCTCTGCCTTACATCGTCTGACCATTGGCATTGGCATACCTCCTTCCAGATAAAGTAAAAGAAGAACACTACTGTGTCCTTCTGATTCGATAATACTATATTACCACGTTGGTAGTATGATGCCGTATGAATTGGTATATACCACTGTAGATTAATCCAAATACTTCTCAGCTTGTCTTAACTTAACGTAGTATGTAGCTTTACTAAAGCCCATGCGGTCGCATATCTGCCAGATATCTAGCTGGTCTATATATACCATTTGCAGTAGGGATCTAGCATCTATGTCCCCCACGTTTGCTACCTGTCTGCGAAACTCTCGACGTTGTTTGATAGCTTCCGCAACGAATTGTTTCAGCTCTTCTTTTTCCGTTATCAATTCGGTGTACAGGTCATCTTTAGCTTTTCTCTTCCCACCTTGTACCATGTCAGTCTGCATAGCACCAGCAGTTACTTTCAGCGCTTGTGATTCCAGTCGTTTAATCTGTTCTGTCTGACTGTCAATGTATCTATCAAGCGCCTTGATTTTTTGCAGCCGTTCCACTGTTCTCATAAATCCGTTTTCCTTTATGGTATGATAATATTATTAGCGTTTGAACAGTCCTAGGCATTAGTCTGGGTCTTTTTTTGTTTTCTCGGCTCGTTATTAAGAGATATGAAAAGATTGAGTTTGTGAGCCTTTTATCACCTCCTTCTAGCCATAGACACCAGCAAGGCCTTTGGCTTTGTTTTAGTAATGCGATATCGATAAGAAAGAGGTGTTTTCACATCCTTTTTTCTTAAGTTTGCTGGGTTTGTTTGGACAAGGTCTGTCAGCTTGTCCGGTGTTAAAAAAGTGTTAAAAGTGTCCAAGCCACTAAAAATCTTTATTCATTTTTTATTTTTAGTGATGACAGACAATGGCTGGCAAGAGGAATCGAACCCCTTATACAACCATTCCAGTCTGCGATATAGAAATCATTTTGGAGGTTTTCCTCCTTTTGAAATAATACAAAGAATAAAGTAAGTAGAATTATGGAGATTTCAGTTTCGCATTGCAGGCATAAAGCCTTGAATAATCACGTCACCAGTAAGGCGCTTTAGATTTGTGAATGAAATAAAAAAGGTTCCTCGTTTCTAATTTCTTATTTACTGGTAATAGCTAGCAAGGGAGTCGAACCCTCGTAAACCATTCTAGCTACACGCCTAGTGCGTAGGCTGTATATAAGGCTTTTCTGACCGTTGCTTTATTGCGACCTATCTTGCCCTTAGTGCGATATTTAAGAATGATGTGATCAACTTCGCTGTCTAGTTTCTCAGACCATTCATAGTTATTAAAAACGTAATCAATAATCTCGCTGAATAACTCTCTTGAAAGTAGCCCTTCCATTTGAATCGTTTTCAAAGGCGTTAGAGCAGCTTTTTCCGCATAGCACAGATTGAGGGCGTTTTGGGTTCTGTTAGCATTTTTCTGGTCGCACCCTTTAACCTCTCTAATGTAGTTATTTATGCCGTTAGGGTGTTCCTTGCGTAGTTCTTCCACTTCCTCACGGAACCGTTTAAATAAGTGTTCTGGCAGTCCTGCGTTGGTTTTCTCCAAAACCGGTTTAGTGGTTTTACATCTTGTGTAATTAGTAGACAGATAGTCTTGAAGGTCGTCGAATAGTTCATCAGAAATAATGCCCTCTAATCTCTCGACTGTCTGGGGTGATATCCTCGCACGTTCAACGACTGCACTATTAAATGCCTGATAAATGATGCGAGCTTGCAGTTCGTCGCATTGCTTGACATCTTGGAAAAACTGCTTATAAGAGCCTTTTTTGTGTGCTTTCCTAAGTGCTTCATGCTCACTGACTAACCGCTGATATAACTCTGGTGTCAGTCCGGAATATTTGTATCTCACGCTCATGAGCCACGTCCTCTTAAATAGCTGGGAATATCATCCCCGACATTAACGCTGTCGTATTGTTCCTTGCTCACTAAAAATTTACCATAAGCCCCACAATCGATCGTGTAGAGCTTACCAACCATAGATTTGCCGGTTACCTTGCCGTGTAATTCAACGGCATTATCCGCCTTATGGATTACCACGGTCTCGATAGGTCTATTAACAACCCGTAGGATAGTAGTCACGTTAATGGCTAGTGAGACTAGCAGTAGAATCGTTGCTATCGTTAAATCTTTATGTTTCACTCATAAACTCCTTATATACTTTTTCGAAAATCTCACAAACCAGACTTTGAGGAATGTTTGACCTCTCATTATAAGATTTCGTCCAATCTTGAAATTTGATGTCATTTGATTTCTTTTCGTTTTTTAAATTCAGTTCAATATTCCCAGAAAATCTAGTTGGTTTAGAAATCGGATAATCATCATAATTGTTGTATCTTGCATGATTTTCAAATGGGATTTCGAAACCTAGCACTCTCTCGATGTATTGCCAAATTCTGCCATGAGCTGGATTCTCTATGATCCAATATTTGGGTTTGTATCGTTTAATGATTTCAACGGTATTGAACACACACAATTCACCATTAATGCGTTTCATAAGTTGTTTATTTGGATAATATTGATATCGGTCATAATCTCTATGATCACGAACGGTGAAAATTGACAATGGCTCTTGTGGTTGAAACAAAGAATCACCTTGCTCTTGTTTCCAACACGCATTGCCTCTATCCATAGCACTAGCGTTAGACCAACTTTCACACGGTGGACTAGCAATAATCAAGTCAGGCTTAGGCAATTTGTCCAATGTGTCAAATAGGGTGTTATCTCCAAACAAGCGGCTATAATCAGCTAAATTCAGATTGATAAAATGATGGTTTTTATTTTCAATATCAATACCTATCGGATAGATTTCGATATCTTTGCCCAGTTTCTTTACACCTTTTGTGTATGATCCGTTTCCACTGTCAAACAATGCCCAGACAATCATCCTAGAGGTCTTCCGCTTTGACGAAAGTTCCATTTATCATCTTCCCTTTCCTGTTTTTAATCTCATCATACGCAATACCAAGACACTCAGTCACATCGAGGTCTACTTGATGTGCTAGCACGATAATCGTTACCAGCGTGTCACCGATTGCATCCTTAAGTGCTGCTTGCGGCTCTGTGAATTTCGTTGGTTTCAAGAGTACATCTCGAATTTCTCCGACTTCCTCAGTAATACGCATCCACTGAATTTTAGGGTCAGCTTGCTTAAGGTTTCGTTCGTCTGCCCATTGGTTGATTTTAGTAATTAATTCTGCGATAGATTTTGCCATTAATCATTCCCTCCAAACAGCGTGCGCCAGGCGTAAACCGCAGCTACGACCATCAAAATAAATTTAATCGTTTCCATCGTCCACCTCTTCGTACAATAAATCCATATCAAAACCACTATCTATAAATTGATAAGTTAATCCTTTGTTAATTCCGTTCCCAAGTTTGTGATAAATAACATCAACATTTATTTTTTTCCCAAGGTATTTCTCTAGTCGTTCTCTGTTTTCGACATAAAATCTAATATTTCGTTTGCGGTATTCGTAAGGACGAGTTTTTGAAATATCTCTAGTACACCACATCAAGACTTTTGCAACTATATCTCTCTTTGTGCTACATCCTTTGAGAGAGAAATAGGTGTTGGTTTTAGGAATAAGGATCACTTCGAGATTATTATTGATGTATGAGTCAGGAAAACAATTCAACAATTTCTTTAATTCTAAAACAAACTTCTCGTTCACCTATTCCACCTCCTTAACTTCCACGCCCGGACAATCAAACACCCACCCGAAATTAGCATCTTCTAGTTCTTTGCGGGTGTGGGCTACTCTTACCCCCTTCGCGCCTTCACCATCATCAAAAGTCCAGTCTTTAAAAGATGTACCATAGTTCAAAAACTTGTAATTGTCGTCAATCCCTTTAAACTCAACCGTATATCTAGGCTCGCTCTCGACCTCGTAGCCATCAAGCCATGCTCTAGCGAAAATTTCTTGGTTTGTCTCTGTTCCTAGAAATTCTTTTAGTTTTGAACAATCTTCTTGACTTCCATAATTGTAAAAATCTATATCACTAATAAATAAAGCCCGAACCAGATTAACATTAGTAAATTTGCAATACTCAATCCAATCCGCCACATACTGCGGAACGACTGGCTTAGGAAAGAATGAGTCATACAAGTCTTCTGCGTACGATACAGAAATCTTCCCTACCTTCGATAGCATTTGTATTGCTTCTTGTCTATCCATCACATTCCACCATTTCCACTGTATACATCCTAGAATTGCGATACTTAACACCTCTCAAACGATGTAGCTCGTTGATAGCGTCATTCTTGTTATTGAAAATATGCTCACTGTCTGGCATATTATCGTAATAGACGATAACTTTATATTTCATAGTTCTACCAATCTCCTTCCATTCTCCGATGTTCTTCGAGCGTACACTGGTGTTCCGTAGTAACCAATTGTGCTAGCTGACACACCTAATTGTTCAGCTATTTCACGCTTAGTTCCCATTGCCAGTAATTGCTCTCCCTTATACAAGGCATATTCATTTACTTGCATAGCTCGACCATCTTTCTTAATAATTCTTCGTCCGGCAATTGCTCTAGCGTCAGAATGCGGTTGAGTTTCTTTGCGTTGATTCCTAGCTTGGCGCTTATAAATTCGATATCTTCGTGGTTAGCCCAGAACCACTTCGAAAATGCTTGCGCTTGGCCTAATACGCTTGTGTGATCGTAACTACCCGGAGCATACACACCGACCAGCTTGTCTTTATATTTGTTGTTCATTTCACGTTCCTTCAATGTCTAACACAATCTTAAATTTCCCAGACTCACCACTTAACCCGCCATACTGAAATGACATCATTTTGATAACTTCGTGATTGTCGTCTGGCCACAAATTAGCGTCCGTCAATCCGTCTATAATAGCTTTAA